GTTCTGATTTTCCTTGTGATTTTGCTGTGTCAATAACATCTTGTTCAGTAAAAACTTTTGATACTGGTGGCGGTGTAACTAATAAACTATTTTTAGGACCACCATTTAATCCTAATAAATCAGATTCTGGTTTAAATGCAGGGCCTTTAGCAATTTCTACCCATGATTTAGTTTCTGGATTATATTGTTGAGTAACTTCATTTAAACCTACACGCATTGTTCTAACTGTTGGTACTACATCTTTAGTAATATTTCGTAAATCACTATAAAGACCTGTTTCTTTAAATTTAGCTATTGATTCAGGTGTAAATTTATCAATTTCTACTTTACCAAGATTTGTTTCTGGTGCTTTAAACATATTTTCAATATCACCTAAAACAGCTTTACTTGCTAATTCTGTGTTACCACTTGAACGAATATATTTAAGTGCATTAGTTAATTGTTCTTGTTTTGTACGTGGAACTTCAATAGTAGATGTAATTGGTTGATTTACTGTTGTATTACCAGCCATATTTAATACAGGTGATTGTCCTGCATAATTTGGAGCTATTTGTCCTACTTGTTCATTTGTTTGGAATGGTGATGTAGGGACATTTTGACCTTCTTGTAAAGGTTGAGTTACAAAATTATCTTGTGTTGTTGTAACTTTTTTAGGACCTTTACCTTCTATATAATCATTAAATGCTTGAGTTAATTTATCTTTTTCTGCTTTTTGAGAAGCACCATATTCTTTAAGAGCTTTATCTTCTTGATAACCAGCCATACCCCTATCAACTGCACTAGAAAGATATTGAGTCCATGATGGAGCTACATATCTATCGCCTACCATTTGACCTTGTGGCATTTTTGTATTGCGCAAAGATTCAGCTAAAGCAAGTTTACGTTTAAGATTAATAGCTGCTAAATTAGGATCATTTGTTGATTGATCTACGTTGTCCCCAAATTGAGGTAAAAAGTCCATAAATGCCATGCTATCTCCTAAATAATTTCTTGTAACAATTGTTTATATTTTTCATTATCAAACAGGCATTTTCATGTAAGCACTACCAAGTGTGCCGCCAAGATTCATAAGACCACCTAAAAATCCACCTTGTTGAGCTTGTTGTGCATTGTAAGCATTTAATTGATTTTGATATTGAGCATTTGTTGCACCTAATATATCAGGGCCTGCTGTAGTAGCTTGTTGAGCAGGATTTACATAGCTTGGAGAAGCGACTTGTGATCCTGTTCTTAAAGCATTAATAACATTAATTGGTTGCATTTGATTGTAACCAGCTTGATTAAATGCTTGTTGGTTAGCTGTAAGTCCAGCATTAAGACCTTGAACGGTAGATTGATTAAGCCTGTCATTTTGATTTTGTGCTAATTGTGTTTTTGCAACATTATAAGCTTGAGTACCTTCACCAATACCTTTATTAGCCATTTCTTGTTCAAACGATTGATTTTCACGTTCTAATTGTGGTGAAAGTCTAGCCATCATAGCTTCTTGATATGATTGACCAGGATTAAAGCCTGTAGAAGGTAATTTAGATTGATCTATACCAGGTTTAGCCATAAGATTGCCAGCATAATCTAAACCTTGTTGAGCAGTATTTAACAAACCAGAACTTAATCCAGTTTGTTGTTCCATAATTTTTTGTTGTTCAGGAGCTAAAGTTTGAGTAGCAGTATATGTAGGATTGCCAGATTGATCTTTGCCTGATTGTGTATAATTTAAATTACCATAAGGCGTAACTTGGTTTACACGATTTGCCGCAAGAGCTTGTTGAGCTAATTGTAAATTACCTGCTGCTGTTGCTTGTGCTGCACCTGTATAATCAGGCGTTGCTGGTGGCGGTGGTGAATCTTTACCGTTATAACCAGGATGGCTTAATATCCCAATTCTTTTTCCAAACATACTCATTTCTTTTTTCTCCAATTTAACATTTTACATTTATGTGGCCACAAAACCATAATATGCAAATCGCCATGACGGCCTGCATCTTTTAGTGTGGTTTCTATTTCAAATCCTATGTGATGATTTAATCTGATTGCTTTTTCGTTATTTGATTCTACAGTAGCTGTAAATCTTTTGACTTTACATTGATTGAATATATAATTAGCAACAGCAAACCAATATTCTCTTGGTGGTGCTTTGTCAATTCTTTGGTGTCCAAACATATTATTGCCGTTATAGTTTTCAAAACTTGTACCAGCAACAATCTTGCCATCTACTTCCCAGCCAATACCAGTCATGCCTTCAGTAAAAGCACCTACTTTATTCATAACCCATCTAGCGACATTTTCACCGTAAACTACTATAATACAGCTCCTTTTTCTATCACTAAATCTGTAGAAACCCATCTAACATCTATCCCTTGTGAAGATGTTTTAACAACAGGTGCGCCATAATAACCTACGCCATTTAAACCTTGCCATTGTTGTAAGACAGATAAACCACCACCCCAAAGACCAAAGTCCCATGTAGCATTATCCCATGTTCCAGATGACGTGGGTGTAAAGTTTAATACTGTAGAAGGTAAATCTAGGTTAAAGTCTAAGTTTACGTTAGCATAAATAGCAGGGTTACCAGATGCTCGTAAAATAGGTTTAGCCATTGTAAATCGTTTTAATTGGCCTGGACTTTCAAAAGCAGAGAAGGCTTGTAATGCACTTCCATTAATATTAGAACCTGCATCTGAGTTTGTATACCATGCACGACCTACATAACCATTTCCACCAAAATAAGGTTGGTCATTAAACAATTCCCAGCAATTAGCACTCCAACCAGTATAATTACACCAATTCTTTGTAATGCTATTCATAGCAAATTGTTGTGTGCCTGTTGTGGCAGGAACATTTAGCCATAATTGATTTTGTTGTGGGAAAAATAGCATTTGCCAACCAAAATTAGCACCATAATTAGTAACGGCATCTGATACAGCCCATTGTATTTTGTCTGTTAAAGCCACTCTAGGATCAAGCCTAGATGATTGTAATTCAGATGCTAATGGTGTAATACCATCTTGACCTAATAATAGTAAGTCACCACCATATTTATACATACAACGAGTGCCTACTGGTGTACCTAAGTCCCAAACACCAACCATAGACCATGCAGATGCAGATGTAGGATCAGTACCGCTATAAACAATAATTTGACCTTTAGATGTGTAAATGACGTAATAATCATTCACACCATAACCAGCATCTATAGTCCATGTTGCGTGTTGTACGATATAACCACCTTTATAAGCAAAGGCAGATACATCTATAGATTGTGCTGCACCACCTACAGATAATGTAGGTAAGAACCATGTTCTAAGTGAATTAACTTCTGTAAAAAATACTCTATTTTTAAATGTAATAGGGTTGTTTAGTAAAGTAGTAGTAACACCTGTAATAGCCGGTGTAGATGCTCCTGTAATGCTTGTCCATGTCGTTCCATTGTATAGATAAGGTGTATTTACACCGTTAGCCATATATAAGAATGAACCGCCAGATGTTGTAATGTTACAATATTGCCAACGAGAATTAGATAATCCTGACAATAATGCTGCACCTACTGCATCTTGTGATGTTACGTTATAAACTTTACCACCAGCAATTGCTAATAGTTTAGATGATGAGCCACTTTCGTAAGCCATAATCGTATCTACTTGTCCTGTAATGCCTGTAGACCATTGTGTATAACCACTTCTTAACACAAGTTCTGTAGTAGCAGGAAACCAATTAGTAAGATAGACCGCATCTGTAGCAGGCATATCGCTAAGGCTATCTCTAGCGTTCCATCCACCTATAGGTGCTGGTAATGATACGCTTCCTGATGATTTTCGTTTTACTGGAAACATATATTATTATTGTCCGTAGTTCGCATCAGGTATATTTTCAAATCCGATTAAGATTGATCCTGGTACTGGTGCAAAACTTAATGTAGCTGAGCCAGAATCGTTAGCTTTAGCGAATGATAATTGTTGTAAGTAATCTCTTGTAAATGCTGTTGCGTCAAAACCTTTAATCTCAAAGTATTT